GCATCATACGCCGGACGGCTAGTATACATAGTATATATTTCATTTTAATGATCTTTACTTCTAGCCGTTTTTGCTAGTAGATTCATTCAGTCAATCCTACACTTCCTATAATCTGATTAATTATTTATGACCAGGAAGCTTGATTAAATTGTAATTTATCTTTTATAAATTAATACTTATAACATATATGACTAAAGGTTTCTTTTCCGAATTAAGTGAGTTAAGCGATGAATTCCCAGAAGTTTCTAAGTATCTTGAAAAACAAGAGGCTAAAGCTAGTATGCAAAATGCTGATTCTGTACCTAATAAACCTGTTGAAGGAATTTCGATTAAGAAGAGAAAAGCTACACAGGGTGTTAACTCTGCTAATAATTCTCTTACGTTTATTGACAATACAACTGGTGTTAAGTTCACTGTTAACATAGGCATTTCTGCTTATAAGAAAGACTGTGAAAACGTTGACTGTGCTATCAATGAGTTAAGAAATTTACAAGCTATTGTTACAAAGTTTGTAGAAGAATTACCTAACCAATTATAAACATAAATTGATATATGGCAATTGATACTAAGATTACAACTAACTTGTTAGCTGTAGTACTTCGCGCTGCTATCATTATCTATGATTTAGTTACGGCTAATGATTAGTTTTGGTGGCGATATAGTCCTTTGTAGTGATGCGACTCTTTCAGAGTTGTTTGGCTTCTTTTGGATCGTATTACGTAAAGTGTTACCCATTTAGAGCTTACAACCTTACTACTATTGTTTGGTTCATTTAGGTGGGTTTTAAAAGTGGAGGCACACGTTTACTTATGTAACGCGTACCTTTTTACAGTCTAATCATTTGATATTTATTTATTAATGATTAAACAACTATGGCTAAAACAAACAGATCTCGAAGATTGTATGCTAACGCACCACAAGCTTTGAATCCTTCACAACGTAGAAAGACTGCTGGTGATATTACTATATCTACTCCTGCTCCTCTTCTACCTATTCCTAACGTTTCTCCTAGTCGTCCTAATAGCAATGTTACTAGAGCTGTTATTACAACAGTTGTTAAGTACCTTAATGCTACAGCTCCCAATTGGCAACAAGATCTTGTTGGTTCTCCACGAGAGTTTGCTGCTAGGTATGCTCGTCAAGTAGGCGTCGAAGGTGTTAATGTTATTTTACGCTGGTCTGCCGATCAATTTAATAAAGCTATGGATTCTAAAGGTGGTAACCCTCCTAAACTTCCAAAAGTTAAAACAGTTGAACCTTCTGGTGATAATAATGTCAATCCCACTGACGTTGTTGTTTTCGAAAGACCTCTTACTAACAACTCTTATGCTCTTTCACCGGCACCAACACCTAAAGAGGCTAAAATCCACACTGGTATCAAACCTGATACTTATGTCAACGATTATATGACCCCTGTTGAGAATGCCTGTGCTTGTATGCATGTTTCTACTGCTACTTTGCAGATTCCTACTAAAGCTTTAAATCCAAATAATCCTTTATCATCTCACTATGAGAATGGTATTTTATTTGATGTGGTTTCTAAGATGCAACAGATATTACCTTTTGGTGTTGATGTTACTTCTTTATTTACCACTGCTAATTTAGCTTCTGCAATTAATGATGTTATTTATGCTTTGCAGGTTTACTTCTATTATTCTTCGATTTTAAGTTACGAAAGTGACTCTCGGAACAAGAATGCTGCTATGCAACAATTACGTTCTTTAATCGACACTACTACGCTTTCTTCTTATGTTCAGCTAGGTAAACGTCTTGAAGACCTTCCTATACCTCCTCGCTTAGTTGAGTGGGTTAGATTTATGAGCGGTAACTATTACAGTGGGGCTACTCCAGGTTCTCCTATTATTAAAATAGTTCCCACTCAAGCTGTTCTTCTTGGTGCTACAAATCTTGCTGACACTGCCATAACTAGATTATCTCAGAATAATAATTCACAGATTTTCTCTATTATGCGTAAAGCGTTTAAGAAATGGCGAATTGGTAAACTTTATGATTTACCTACTACTCCCATTTATAGTTTACAGTTTAAGACTATCTTTGCTAATTTAGAGAATGGTAATAGAGCTACTGGTGCTTCTTTGTACTTTAATAGCGCTGCTACCTCTTCAGTTGTTATTCCTTATAACACTTTCACTAATAAACTTGATGGTCTTTGCTTCGCAATGACATCCTACCTTGATACTGCATGGGGCCATGTTCCTGGGCTTTGTCAAACAGCTGTTACTAATGCAACTTACATTGATACGAAATATTCATTTTATAATGTTTCTGGTAATAAGAACTTTTACCCTGTTGTTACTTATCCTTTCCTTGCTCTTTCTAGAGATGAAACTACAGTAACTATTGGTACTACTACTTATTATCCTCACATTTATGGATCTGACCGTTGTCAATCTGTTAATGGCAATTCTCTTGGTCAAAGTGCTCAATCAGTATTAGATTACCTTTTCGAGGCTTCTGGTACTTACGATAGATACACTAAATACATAAACTAATTTTGTTGTAATATATTCATTACTCTTTTACAGAAATGAATTGTGCGTCTCAAACATGCTTTAAAGAAGTTTCCTTTTCTAAAGAGATTGGATCTTCCGGACCTTACTATTAGTAAATTAGCTAATAATTTAGTTATGACTCTTAAGGGTAGTGAAGAAATTTACGTTACACCTTTAGGTAAGAATAACTCTCCTCTTGATCTAATCAAGACTCTTGACGGTATATTTGATGAGAATTTACATCTGGTAAATTCTACCCTAGTTGACCTTGAATTAAGCAATAGAAAGAAATATGGACCTCGCTCTCAAAGCGTACCTTGGGAATTAAGGAAAGACAGTTTAAAGCAATCTTTTACTTCACAAGTTAAAGATTTTGTCGCTATACTTAAACTTCCTTTTGGTAAGAACACTCTAGCACCTGTCTCAGTCGAAGTTGCTGCTACCAAAATGAAAGGTAGTTCTAGCAGTGGTTTACCTTTCTTAGTTAAGAAGAGTAAAGCTATTAAGACACTTCTCTCTGATTTAGATACTTATCTAGAAAGGAAAGATCCTTGTGTTTTATACACTAGAACCGCTGAAAATAAGAAAACTCGTAATGTTTGGGGTTATCCTTTTGCATTAACTCTTTTAGAGATGATGTTTTACACATCTTTTATTGAAATTGAAAAGACCTTTTACTATAGAGCTTCTATTATTTCTCCTACTTTAGTAGCTATTAGAATAACGGAGATTATTGACTTAGCTATTGCTACGGGTAGAGTAATTTACTCAGTAGATTTCGCAGCATTTGATAGTTCCATTAGATGGCAATTTATAGCCTTAGCTTTTGAACACATCAAAAGTTATTTTAGAGTTGAGTTTGGCAAATATGTGGATTATATTTCACTGATGACTTACTCTATAAGCATTGTAACTCCTAACGGTATATGGAGGCACTTTCATGGTGTTCCTTCCGGTGCTGGTTTTACTAACTGCATTGACTCTTTAATACAATTTGGTAGAGCTGCTCTTTGTGACTTTATAAGTGCACTTGAATGTCAAGTACAAGGAGACGATGGAGTCTATATTATGAAAGAAGAACAGATCCCTGAATTTATAAACACTTTTACTAGTGTTGGTATGAAACTTGAAACCTCTAAAAGTCATGTTTCTAAAGATTATGCAATATTTTGTCAAAATCTTTATCATAGTGACTATAGGAGCGATGATGGTATAATTTACCCTATATATCCACTTTATAGAGCTCTTAACCGACTTGTTTTCCAAGAACGTTTTGTAGACTTCAAAAAGATTGGCATATCTGCTCGTTCTTACTATGGTATACGAACGCTTACAATCTTAGAAAATTGTAGGTTCCATCCTATGTTCAGGGAGTTCGTAAAATTCGTGATGATTCACGAACAAAATTCTCTTGAAGTTTCTCAGGATAGCTTGGTTAAATATTGTGAATATCTCAATTTGACTGAGTCATCTACGACGGCCCTTAACCATCAATATGGTTCAAATGTTTTAGGTATTCGTGATTTCGCTTCTTATAAAGTTGCTAGAGAACTTATGTCTGAAATGGACCTTTACGTTAGTGCAACTGAGGAGGAAATTTTATAGATCTAGACATTAACTAGTTGTTTTTCATTACTGGTTGGTGGCTTAGGTTTGTTTGTTGCCTCAGCTTCAAAAACCAGCATTAGCTGT